ATCTAGTCGACGCCGGCGGGAAGGACAGCAAGGGCGTCCGCCACTCGGCCTACTTGGCCTGGCGCGCCCTCGCGAACCTTCAGGAGGAGCTAGAGCGGGACGAAGGCTACCCCATGTCTCGCGGGTCTCGGCTCGACTGATGCAGTCCCGTATCGACTCCCTCATGGAAGCCCTCACGAACGTCGTGATCGGCTTCGGGATCAACTTCGTCGCCAACGTGCTCTTCCTTCCGCTGGTCCTCCACGTCCCCGTGAACCTCGGGGAGCTCGGGGAGATCGGCGTGATCTTCACGGTGATTAGCGTCGTGCGATCCTATGGCCTCCGCCGGCTCTTCAACGGCCGGACCGCGTGGCAAGCGCTGAAGGATAGGTTTTTCCCTATTGCAAAATAGGATTTGCCTAGCCAGAACAGAATGAGAACACTTCCAGCCCCGAGGTATGCCAATGCTTAAGCGTCTTTACACCTCTGCCGCCCTCCTCTTCCTCCCCTCCGTCGATCAGGTCGTTGCTTCCTTTGACGCCAAGGTGAAGCGCCTCGATACCGTTGCCTCCCACCTCGAGGCTCGTATCGAGGATCGCGTCGTCGACCTCGCGAAGTCGGCAAAGCAGCGCCGCTCGGTCCACGAGATCATCACCTCGACCGCGGAGCACCTCCTATCGACGATCCACGCGGCGTTCGACCGGCGCGAGAAAGCCGTGATCGCCGAGGTCGACCACCTCATGGCGAGCACGCACAAGGCCGAGGCCGCCCGCACCGCCGTCAAGAACTTCCTGGAGAACCTCTAAGGTCTCCGCCTGCTGGAGGCCACATGCTCGTTTTCGATACTGAGTCCGACGGCTTCCTCGACGACTCCACGAAGCTCCACGTTATCAACCTGATCGACCGGGAAACCGGGGCCAGGGAGAGCTACCATGACGACCCCGAGATCAGCCCGCGGTCTGGCGCCCTCAGTGAGGGAGTTACGCGGCTGGCCTCGGCGGTCGCGATGGGCCGAACGGTCTCCGGTCACAACGTGATACGGCATGATATCCCGCTGATTGCCAAGTTCTTTCCCAACTTCTCCGTTCCGGTCGACTCTGTGCTTGACACTCTCGTCGTCTCCCGGCTGATCTGGACGGACCTCAAGGACATCGACCACCGCGCGCTCCGCAAGCGCCGGCGGCCGCCCAAGTTCACGAAGAAGATGGTTGGCAGCCACTCGCTGGAAGCCTGGGGGTATCGCCTTGGGCTCTGGAAGGGCGACTTCGCCGGGCCATGGAACACCTTCACCCAGGACATGCAGGATTACGGTGTCCAGGACCCGGAGGTGACGCTCGCCCTGATCGAGAAGATCGAGGCCGAGAACTACTCGGAAGAGGCTATCCGCCTCGAGCACCGAGTGGCCGAGATCATCTTCCTCCAGGAACGGCACGGCATCCTCTTTGACAAGGCCAAGGCGGAGAAACTTGAGATCGAGCTCACCGCCGAAAAGGCACGCTTAGAAGACGAGCTCAGAAGCACGTTCGATCCGTGGTTTGAGCCCGTCCGCTATAAGGGCGAGATCGTCGTCAGCGATCCGAAGCGCAGCCAGCGTCGGAAGGCCGTGATCGGCGAAGACTTGGTTATCCGCGAGGAGCGCTCCGCCGGCGCTCCCTACTGTAAAGTCAAGCTGGTCTCTTTCGAGCCGGGCTCGCGCGATATGATCGCGAACCGGCTGAAGACCCTCTACGGATGGGTGCCGGCCGACTTCACCGAGAAGGGCAAGCCGAAGGTTGACGAAACCACTCTCGGCGGCCTCGACTACCCCCCGGTAAAGCTCCTTGTTCGCTACCTCACCGTCGATAAGAGGCTCGGGCAACTCGCTAACGGGGCTGAAGCCTGGCTTCGGCGTGTTGGGCCGGACGGCCGCATCCACGGCCAGGTGATAACCAACGGCGCAATCACGGGCCGCATGACGCACAAGCACCCGAACCTCGCTCAGGTGCCGAAGGTCAAGTTCGACGCCGATGGAAACAAACTACTCGGCTACGACGGCGGCTACGGCGTCGAGAGCCGGGGGCTGTTCATCGCTCCGGCCGACAAGCGGCTGGTCGGCGTGGACGCAGAGGGTTTGGAACTCCGCGAGCTGGCCCACTACATGGCCCGCTACGACGGGGGCGCATACGTCGAGGCCGTCGTCAACGGCGACAAGAAGCTCGGGACGGACGCGCACACTCTCAATCAGAAGGCTCTCGGGATGCGAACCCGAGACGGCGCGAAGACGTGGCTCTACGCTTACATCTACGGCGCCGGAGCACTCAAGCTCGGGAAAATCTTCTACGAAGATATGACCGAGGAATGGCGCGATGCCTTCAATAGCACGCACCCGCCCGGCAGCGCTCGGGAGCGGGCGCTGGTCCGGCTCGGCGCGCGCGGCCGCAAGCGGATCGAGGAGCGCGTTCCGGCGCTCGGAAAGCTCCAGAAGTCCGTTAAGAAGGCGAGCAATAAGCTCCGCAGCCATGATGGCCGGCTCCTGAACGTCCGCTCGGATCACTCCAAACTGAACACCCTTCTCCAGGGCGGCGGCGCGGTAGTGATGAAGAAGGCTCTCGTCATTGCTTACGACGATCTGCTCGCCCGCGGGTGGCAGTTCGGCCGTGAGTTCGCCTTCGTCCTCAACGTCCACGACGAGTTCCAGATGGAGGCAGACCCAAAACATGCGAAGGAGATCGGCCAAACTGCGGCCGAGGCCATCGCCAAGGCCGGAGAAGCCTTCGGTCTCCGCTGCCCCCTCGCGGGATCGGCGGACGTCGGTCAAACGTGGGCCGACACGCACTGAGAGAGACCCCCGATACGTCATGGTCCAGAACGCTCGCGTTCGGGCTCGAGCGACGGGGGTCCCATTCACGATCACGAAGGAAGACCTCGTGATCCCCACCCATTGCCCGATCCTCGGCATCCCCTTGTTCAAGGGGCCGCGGGGCGGCGGCGATAACAGTCCGTCGCTCGACAAGATCAGGCCCGAGCTCGGCTACGTTCCGGGCAACATCATCGTCATCAGCAACCGAGCCAACCGGCTCAAGGCCGACGCCAGCATCGAGGAGCTGCGGGACATTGCGTCCTTCTACGCGACCCTCCGCCGCGGCGTCCGCGTCACAGGAGCAAGTCAGTGAATAGCACCTCTTCCGCCACCGATGGCGGTGCGTCTCTTGCCAAATCCCGTCGCATCGACGAGGAGCTCGGCGCAGTCCACAAGTTGAATAATCGTCTTTCGTCGATCTCTGTTCGGCTTGGCGATCTCCTCACCCGGACTCGTGGCTTTGCCGGAGAGCCTGCGGATGGTGCGGCCGGCGATTATCCCGCGCCGGACGGCTTCATTCCGGTTCTGACAGAGCGGATCACCGAGGGTCACTCACTCGTGACAATGATTGAGGGGCAGCTCAGTGAACTCGAGGCGTTCATTTAAAGGTGCGCTGCGCCATTTGTGGCTCTCCGCTGAGCCAAATTCGCTGCGGTCCCAACAGTAAGTTAGTGTGCCCGCGAGGGCACGCACAGCCTATTCTGAGTCCACATCACCATGCCCCGGATTGGGCATGGGCTGAATGGGTCCAGGAGCAAGGCATCGGCGAATGAGGTTCCTCCGCTGGATCGCGGAGCGCCTCAAAGACCTCCTCTACGACCCCACGAACGCCTGGTTAGACCCAGGTCGGGTGGCCTCATGGCTCTCGATCTTGGCCGTTGTCCTCGCCGCCGTGTGGAACATCCATCTCGGCAAGGAGATCGACCTCGGAGCAACCGGCTTCCCTGCCGGCCTCGCCGCAATCCTCACTGTAGCCATCGTCTACATCCATAAGACCAGGCAGTCCCCATGAAGAAACTCCGCATTGCCCTCGCGGCCGCGGCTCTGGCGCAGCTCTCATACTGTGCCGGAACGGCCCCCGCGTTTGCCCAGACGGCCCCTGAGGCGGCTCCTCAAACAGCCGGCCCGGGACCGATCCTACCCCCGACCAAGACCCCGCCGGTGGTCCTCTGGATTTACGAGAAGTTCCTTCCTGTTCAGGAGGGAGAGACCATCATCCAGGACCCGCGGGCGATTGGGCACCACATGCCCACGGACGGCATCTCGCCGGACCCGCGGGAGAACCTCAAGGACACCCGCACGTGGGCCTGATCTTCAAGTTCCTCGGCATCCCGGGCATCGTTGGGCTGGTCGCCAGCATCTATCTCGGGACGCTGCTTGCGCTCCAAACCCACAAGACCCACATCGAGCACGCCTCGGCTGTCTCTTGGCAGCAGAAGTATCAAGGGGAGCACGGTGCGCTCCTCCAGACGATCATCAACTACAGCCAGGCCGCCGCACAGGCGCGCGCTGACGACGCCGCCAACAAGGTGCGGGTCCAGAGCGAAGCCGCGGCTATCAGCCACGAAAGACAGACCTCCTATGAAGCGCGCATTGATGATGCTCGCGCTCGCGCTCAGCGCGTGCGGGTCCCAGATGGATCAGCCACAGCCAATCAAAGCTCTCCCGGAGCAGCGCCAGTGTCCGGTGTTCCCGGTCCCTCCGGCGGACCTAATGGTCCCGCCCCGCAAACTGGACTTCCTGCCGACGACGCCCTCACCGCAACCGAGCAGGCCATCCAACTCGACGAGCTCGAGAGGTGGGTCGCCGGCGTCATCGGGATCGACGTTAACCAGCCCAAGTCCCGTTGACGTCGCGGATCACCCGGAGCTGAAGCCGTGAAGCACCTCATTCGATTGGCGCTCCACGGCGGTCCAGTGGGGCGCTGGCCGAGACAACGCATCCTTCGGCCAATCTGGCAGATCGCATTACTGGCCCCGCTGGCGCCGATCTACTATTTGGCGCAGCTTTTTGTCGCGACCGTCGACAAGTATCTGTGAGCCGCACCCTCCTACTCGACGCCGACCTCCTCGCCTACCGAGCCAGCGCTGCTAACCAGCGGAGCTATGATTGGAACGGTGACGGCGCCAAGTCGGTCGCGGCCGATGAAGCCGGCGCCCGGCAGTATGCCGAGGAGCAGATCGAGAGCTTCGTCAAGAAACTCAAGGCAGACGACGTGATCGTCTGTCTGTCGGATGACTTCAACTCGTTCCGCAAGGACCGGGTGGACGCGTCCTACAAGGCGGTGCGGGAAGGGGTCGAGCGCCCTGTCCACCTCTATGACATCAAGGACTACCTCGCGGAGACCTACGACACCGTGAGGTGGACGTCGCTTGAGGCCGATGATGTCATGGGTATCCTTGCGACGGACCCGGCCCGCTCTGATGAGCGGATCATCGTGTCCGCCGACAAGGACCTGATGGGCGTGCCGGCGCGGCTTCACCGTCCGGCCGTCTACAACACCCAGACGGGAACGTTGATCCGTAAGGCGATGACCATCGACATCAGCCCGCTCGAGGCGATCCGCTTCCACTTCTGGCAGGCCATCGTCGGCGACACGACGGACGGCTTTCCCGGTGCCTACGGGGTTGGGCCGAAGTCTCTGTATGCCGAAGATGTGATCGAGGCAGAGAGCGAGGAGGAAGCCTGGGACATTGTGCTCCAGGCGTTCGCCTCGGTAGGCCAAAGCGAGGACGATGCCGTGCGCCAGGCGCGGCTCGCTCGTATTCTCCAGCATAGTGATTGGGACGGCCGGACGCCGCGATTGTGGCTTCCTCCTGCGTGGGAGGAGCTCGCGCCGGTCTCCGCCTGACCTGGCACGCTTATGTGTCATTACCCGACACTATAACGGAGACGGAGAAGCTCCCCATAGGCGGTATGCGCGAACGCGCGCGCGCCTGTGAGCACTGGCACGCTGAACTGGCTCCGGGTTTCCCTTCTTGGTTGAGACCCGGAGCCCTTTCCTAGGAGCCCCATGAGTTTCCCTTCGACAGTCTCCGGGCTGATCGCTGCGCTGGAAGAGGCTTTTCCCGAGCCCGCCCCGCGACCCGGCGATCCGCCCGACAAGGTTTTCTATCAGGCCGGCCAGAGGTCGGTTATCCATTGGCTCAAACGCAAACGGGAGGATGCTGGCAAATTGCCGCCCGCCCCCCGCCCCCGCGGAAGTGGGAGGCCGGTGCGCTGAGGCCGTTCCAGCCAAGGACCCTCAAACGTGTGCGTTGTCAAAACCCCTAAAATCCAGACGCAGGCCCAGACGGACCAGCAGGCTAACAAGCCGCTACCGATCCTGCGGAACCCGCTCCTCGATGGGCTGCTCGGCAACATCGCCGCGCTCCGTTCGGGGACCAGCGCGTTCCGTATCGACCTCCTCAATCCTCTGACGATCCCTGGGGGGGCCGTCGGGGGGTCTGCCGGAGGCGGAAGCAGCGCCAGTTCTTCCAGCGGAAGCTCAAGTTCGAGCTCGTCCGGGCCTAGTGGGCAGCCGAACCTCGGCAGCCACACCCCGCCAGTGGCGTAAAGACAATGGCAACCGCTGCGTCTCGCTACGAGACTCTCTCGCAGGGTCGCAATACGATCCTCCGGCAGGCCCAGACCGCCGCGTCCCTCACGATCCCAGGACTGATCCCGCAGCCGGGCCAGAGCGATCCCCACGACATCTCCACGCAGCCCTACAGCTCCCTCGGAGCCCGCGGCGTGAACAATGTCGCGGCCAAGTTGTTGCTCTCGCTCTTCCCGCCTCAGCGGCCCTTCTTCACCCCCACGATTGAGCCGCAGACCGCGGCCGCGATGGGGACGACCCTCGGTCCCGCCCAGGCGGCGCTTGCCGAGATCAGCACCCAGGCGATGGACCTCATCGAAGCATCGGGCTCCCGCCCGCTGTGGATGGAGGTCTTCCGCCACCTTATCGTCGCTGGCAACGTCCTGGTCTTCCACCCGGACGACGGCACGGTGATGCGGATGTGGCGCCTAGATCAGTTCGTGGTGCGCCGCGACGCTCAGGGCCGGTTCCTCGAGATCGTCGTCGAAGAGGAGATTTATCCCTCCGAGCTCGATCCGTCGGTCCTTAACGCCGTCAAGGTGAAGGTCGACGAGCAGAAACCCGGCGAACCGCCGGAGAAAACTGCCGACAAGATCAAGCTCTACACGATGGTCCTCCGGGACGATCAGGACAACATCGTCCACTTCCAGGAAGTCAACGGCGTCGAAGTCCCCGGCTCTCGTGGGCAGGTAAAGGCTGACGTCTCCGGCTGGCAGCCGCTCAGGTGGCAAGCCGTCCCCGGCTCCGATTATGGCCGCTCGATGGTCTCGGAATATGCCGGCGACTTTCTCTCGATGGAGGAGGGCTGGAAGTCGATCCTCCAGTTCGCGGCAGAGGCCGCGCGGATCGTCACCATCCTCGATCCCAACTCGGCTATTGACGCCGAGGAGCTGGCAGAGGCCGACACGGGCGACGTGCTCACGGGCTATGTCGACAAGATTGGCCGACTCCAGCTCGAGAAGCAGGCCGACTTCTCGGCGCTCTGGAACATCCTCCAGAGCATCGAGCGTCGGGTGAGCCAAGCGTTCCTCCTCACCGCCAACACCATCCGCGACGCAGAGCGCGTCACCGCGGAGGAGATCAGGGCGGTCGCGCAGGAACTCGAAGATGCTTTCGGAGGCGCCTATACGGTGCTCTCCGCAGAGGCCCAGGCGCCCTACGCGCGCCGTATTCTCTACATCCTAAACAAGCTCGGCCAGGCGCCCAAGCTCCCTCCTTCCGTCTCGATCCAGGTCGTCACCGGCTTCGCCGCGCTCGGCCAGAACCACGAGACGGCTGCGATCCTGGAATGGCTCCAGGCACTCGAAGGGGTCTTCGGCCCGAACTGGGTCGCCACCTACATCAATGGCAATGAGGTCGCCCTTCGCACCGGAACGGCGCAAGGGATCACCGACGTCAAGGGTCTCATCAAGGACGCTGACACGGTTGCCGCCGAGCAGCAGAACAACATGAACTCGCAGGCTACTCAGGATGCCGTCCCGGGGCTCGTCAAGGGCGCGATGGACATCATGGCAAAGAACCCTGAGGCCGGAGCGAAAATAGCGGAGCAAGTGAATGGCGCAAGCCAAGGCTAGTAACGGCATCGAAGACATCTCTCCGGCTGAAGTGGCCGAGATCATGGAAAGCAAAGAGCTCGCCGGAGGCACCGTCCTCTCGACGAACACGGTCTACACCGACCGGACGCATGAGCCGGAGATCGAAGTGAAGCCCGCCCCCTCAGAGACCCATGAGGAGCTCGGCAACGGAACCATCGTGACCCACTACGGGCCGCCGGCAGGTTCCGAGGCGGAGGCTGAGTAATGGCTGACAGCGTGCCAAACGCAGCCGAAGAGTCCGGCCAGGTCGTCGAAGACATCGCCGGCACCCCCTCATTCGAGGGCCGCATCCCCGAGCACGACCCCCTCCAGGTCAACGGAACACCGGCCCCCGAAGGGGTCCCGGAGAAGTTCTGGGACGCCCAGGCGGGCAAGCTCAATACTGACGCCCTTCTGAAGTCCTATGCCGAACTCGAAAAGAAGATCGGCGCCGGGAAGGCGGAAGGCGATACGGATGCAGACGCAGATGCAGACGCAGATGCTGACGCAGATGCGAGCGCCAATGCAGATGCTGATGCGGATGTTGATGCCGATGCTGATGCCGATGCTGATGCCGATGCGGATGCTGACGCAGATGCTGATGCAGATGTCACGGCTCCCCTTGCGGAGCTCGTGACGAACGCTCAGAAGGTCTTCGCCGAGACCGGCGATGTCCCCGCAGAGGTCCGCAAGAACCTTAACGCGGCCGGCATCACCGATCAGATGATTGACCTCCAGATCGCCGGCGCCAAGGCTTACGAGGCCGCTCTACGTGGCGCAGCCGAAGAGGCCGCAGGCGTGCCCTACGCGGAGATCGAAAAGGCCATCGCATGGGCAGCCGAGGGCAAGTGGAGCGCCAAGAAGATCGCGGCGTTCAACGCGCAGTCTGGCGATCCCGAAACTGTCGGGGGCGCGGTCTCGATCCTGATGAACGACTACCGCAAGGCCAATCCGGGCGAGGGCAAACTGCTCAATGTCAAGGGCGACGGCGGCAGCCGTGGCGATGTCTACACCGACCGCAGCGAATTTGACAAGGAGCTGGCCGCGGCCGGAACTGACCGACACCTTCGCCGCACGGCCATCGACAAGCTCAATCGCTCGCTCAAAGCCGGCACAATCAAGTAATTCGTTCGGCCGGCTGACGAGCTGGCTGGACAATCCCCCCACGTCGTTCGCGGCGTGGACGTGTGGGGCTTCGGCCCCACTCTTTTCCCCAGACGACCAAAAGATAATCCGAGGCCGTGCGGCCGGGGTGCGCCCCGACAACCGCCACTATCGCCCGGACCTTGAGGAACATGGGCCGCAAGAAGTCCAACCTCAACCGAAAGTAAGATAGTGTCCAACAGCACTCCCTCACGTCCGGGTCTCGCCCAAGGCGGCTCGGACGATCTCGCTCTATTCCTGAGCACCCGCGGTTCGGAAGTCCTGACCGCGTATGGCGCCGAGCTCAAAATCGCGCCGACCGTCCTCTCGCAGACCCTGAGTGGCGCGAAGGACGCCCACTTCATGGCATTCTGGAACGCGGACGTTTCCTACCACACGCCGGGCGTCGAAATCCTCGGCGGCCAGATCGCCTCGAATGAGGTGGTCGTGGCGCCGGACGACAAGATCATCTCGGATGTCTTCGTCGCCGACGTGGACGAGATGCTCTTCGATCTCGACGTGCGTTCGCCCTATACGGAAGCACTCGGTCGCGCGATTGCGGAGTTCTACGACAAGAACGTCGCCCGCATGATCGTCAAGTCGAGCCGGCAAGGCCCGCTCTTCACGGCGGACCTCGGCGGTTCCAAGCTGACGAACGCCGCTTACGCGACGGACGCAGATACCCTCTTCGATGGTATCAGCCAGGCGAAGGAAACGATGGACACCAAGAAGGTGCCCGTCAACTCACAGCCGGTCCGCGCTATCCTGCCGACGGCTCAGTGGTATATGCTCGCTCGCCGCGACAAGAACCTGAACCGCGACTACAACGGCGGTGTCGGCAACGTCTCGAAGTTCGTCCTGACGACCATCGACGACGTTGAAGTCATCAAGTCGAACAACCTGAACGATGTGTTCGGGGCGAACGACTCCGCGAACGCGGCACTGAAGGCGGACTATCAGCTCGACTTCACGAACACCCGCGGTGCGGTTTATACCCCGTATGCCGCCGCGACTGCTCGGGTCCAGGACTTGGGCTTCCAGTTCGTTCCTCAGCCGGAGAAGCAGGGCAACCTGTTGATTGCTCGGCTGATGGTCGGCACCCGCCCGCTCCGGTCGAAGACGGCCGTAGAGCTGGCAATCGCCTAATCAGCGAACCCTTGACGGGGAGCTCTGCCCGCGTGGCGGGGCTCCCCGTTTTTTCCTTTCAGGAGACGCCCCTTGGCCGTCCTTTCCCCCATGAGCGACCTCGAGGCCGTCAACCGGATGCTCTCGAGCATCGGCCAGGCGCCCGTCAACTCGCTCGATCTGATCGGCGTCAGTGACGCCTCCAAGGCGAAGCAGCAGCTCCTCGAAACGGCGCGCGACGTGCAGACGGTCGGTTGGAGCTGGAACACCGATTACGGTGTAGACTTGGTTCCCGACGCTACTACCGGACAGATCATTCTGCCGGCGGGCGCGCTCGACATCGACGCCTCCGATGTCACGGTCAATATCGTTGTCCGCTCCAATGCCGACGGAATGCTCGCGCTGTATGACGCCGACAATCAGACATTCGACTTTAGTGCGAACTACTCGGCGGATCACCCGCTGACCATCGACATCATTTGGGGCTACGACTTCAACAGTCTGCCACAGTCGGCTCGCTCCTACATCGCAACCGCCGCGGCTCGACGCTTCCAGGCGCAGATCGTCAACTCCCCGACTCTCGACAGCTTCAATGCACAGGACGAGGAGAGGGCGTTCCTGCTGCTCCAGCGCTACGAGCGCCGGTCGCGCGATACGAATTTCTCGCGGAAAAACCCCGCTTGGCAGCGGTGGAACAAGAACCGCGCCTTCTGATCCCCTAAAGGAGACCCTAGTGGCGCTCATCACGCGCAGCATTCCGTCGCTGATGAACGGCATCAGCCAGCAGCCGCCGCTCCTCCGCTCGCCCGATCAGACCGAGGACGAGACCAACACGTGGAGCCGCATCGCGGAGGGAGTGTCCCGCCGCCCGCCGACGCAGACGATCCTTGAGCTATCCGGCCTTGTGGCTGGCGTGGACTACTCGATCCACCACATCAACCGGGACGTCAACGAGCGCTACTTAGTGCTCATCAGCAATGGGTTGATCCAGGTCTTCGACGAGACCACCGGCGCCGCAAAGACGGTCAATGCGCCGCTCGGGTGGGGCTACTTGGACCAAACCGGCGACGTCTATCGTGCCATGACGGTCGCTGACTACACTTTCATCGTCAACACGACGAAGACGGTCGCAATGAAGCCCGTTGGGGACGACCAGCTCGATCAGAGCACGGAGAACCGCTGGCTTGGGGGCACGCATCCCGACTTTCACAACGTGCCCCTCCTCGGCATCGCCATCGCGGCATCACAGCATCAGTATTATCCCAACCCGACGCAGCCCGGCGGCTTTGTCGGCACGGTTCCCTCGATGGACAAGCTACCGGACCCGCCGTGCGTCGGCTGCGTCTATGAAGTGCTCGGCCAGAACGACACCGCGTTCGTCTCCTTCTACGTGATGGGCGACGGAGTGGTCTGGAACGAGACCGTCAAGCCCGAACTCGCCAATTCCATTGACGAGACCACGATGCCGTGGGCGCTCATTCGCGAAGCGGACGGGACGTTCACCTTCGCCCCCTTCTCGTTCAAGCCGCGCCGCGTCGGCGACGACCTATCGAACCCTAAACCGCCCTTCGTGGACCACACGATCCGCGACGTGTTCTTCTATCAGAACCGTCTCGGCTTCGTGGTCGACGACGGTGTGGTGTTCTCTGCCGCCGGCGATTACGGCGACTTCTGGCGCCGCACAGTCCTCGACTACATCGACTCCGACACGGTAGCCGCGGCAGGGTCTACGACGGACGTCGCGATCATCGACTATGCCCTTCCCTTCGCGGACGGAGTGATGCTCTTCTCGCGGCAGCATCAGTTCTCACTGACGAACGCAGACAGCGGCCTGAGTGCCAGCAGCATCGCGATTACGCCGGTGACGAAGTATGTGATGGCTCCAGGAGTGCGCCCAACCCCGATGGGGAGCCAGGCCCACTTCTGCTCAGAGGCCCGCGGGTTCGTCGAGGTCCAGGAATATACCCGGCTCGCCGGCGCCAACCCGACGGAGGCCGCGGACATCACCGCGCACGTCCCTAAGCTGATCCCCAAAGGGGCCACTGAGATTATCCCGATGCACGACCTCGGGGCTCTATTGGTCCTGACGCACGATGCCGTCGATAACTCGAAGGCTTACGTCTATCAGTTCTTCTGGGACGCTGATAAGAAGTTGCAGTCTGCCTGGCGCGTGTGGGACTTCGAGGACGGCGTTCCTGTCACCGGCTCCTATGAGAGCGGCAATCTGCTGCTCGTCATGGAGCGCCCGGACGGCTTCTTCCTCGAGAAGATCGACCTGTCGCCGGAGACGCTGACGCCGCACCAGGACCATATCATCTACCTGGACCGGCAGGTGGCTGTCACCGGGACTTATCACTCGGCGTCGAACACCACGACGTTTACCGCG